ATATGATTAATATAGACGGACTTTCAGGAACCGAAGTGCTAATTATGACAGAGGCCATCAAAATCACATTGGAAGTATACTTCACATCAGTTCTTCGTGGATTTTTTGGCACGAGAAAATATCAATTGTTTGATTTTAACGAATTCCTTAATGATTTTTATAGTATAAAAATGAATTGTGGGGCTGACAAAAATAAAATTTTGGAATATTACCATCTTGAAGAAATGGCTGAAACCTTCGAAACCCCGACACTTTTCCCCAATTTTAAAGAAAGCGAAACCATTAATTAAAAACGAACTGTGGTATAATATAGGTAGATGGAAAATAATTGGAATAAATATTGGCGCTGGTGCTCATTATGTGAAGCGTATTACATAAAGTGCCCCACCTGTGGCAACAACTGTTGTAATGGCATGGCGGGGTCTTATGATAAACCCGATTGTGAGTGTAATGACGCTTACGAATATCAACGACACAACACCCCGAATTTTGGCAGGAAAATTATTTGTAGGGTTCGATATATTCTTCTGTTAACACACACCGTTATTTTTCATTTTAAAGAATGGTATGAAATTCGAAGAATATTTAAGTAAGGAAAGTATGAAACAAAAGAAACTTATATTGGTTGACTTTAATAATGTAATGTATCTGGTAGTTTTCAGCAGGTATCTTTCTGAAAAGTATCGAGGGCATACGACCGATAATTTAAGTGGTGAACATTATGAGGAATTGGTCAGGGATTCATTGAAAATGACTTTCCAAAAAATTATGAATATTTTGGAGTGGAATCAGGAATTTCAGACCGATATTTTATTTGCCAAGGATGGTTATCACTTGTGGAGAAAAGACAGATTATTCAAGGAATATAAATTCCATCGCAAGGGGCAAAGAGACGCATCGGCTGTTGACTTTCGATTGGTGTTTAAAGTGTTCGACAGGGTATGGAACGAGTTGAAAGAGGTCTTACCTTTTCGCTTCATCAATCTTGAACACATCGAAACGGATGATATTGTATACGAAACAATCATGAGTGAATACGACAACTACGATAAATTCCAAATCTATTCAACGGACGGAGATTTTAAACAACTCCTACGCCATGACAAAGTGGAACTTTATAACCCGATGAAAAGAAAATTTGTCGAATCAACCGAACCAGAATTCGACCTCTTCGAAAAGATCGTAAGGGGTGATAAGAGCGATGGTATTCCGAATATTTATACCGATTCGATTACGCAAAGGCAAACACCAATTTTCAGTACTCGTGTGAGAAATTGGTACGATGATAAAAATGAGTTTAAAATATTTTTAAAGGAACAACCAAAAGAAGTTCAAAAGAGATTTATCAGGAATAAACATCTTATAGATATGCGGGACATTCCTGAAGATGTTAAACAGGAAGTTCGTCAGGCATTGGGGAATAGTCGTATTACATTTAACTTACAGGAGTATTTGAAGGTCGCTAAGAAATATTATATCGACATTATGGAAGAGAAGGCCGACCTGATACCACAACTATGACAATAGAAGAAATTTTAAAACAGGTTCATGAGGACGCAGAGCATAAATACTCCGACCCCATTGAAAGGTTACAAGCCAATTCTGATAAAGCGCTCCGTTATTCTGAAATGCTTTACAGGGTTAACAAGCATAGGAACAGGCAGAAAATATTGGTAGATAAAAAATACTCTGAACTTTATAAGAGCGCTAAGTGGGATTCCCATCATCTTTTGAAGAATAAGCAAGATGTTGAAGCATTTATCGACACAGACGAAGAGTATTACAAAATGAAGAATGAGTTAAAAGATTGGGAAAACACAACACAACTTTTGGAAAATTTGGTGGATATTTATCGCCAACGAGAAGCGAGCGAGCGATTGATATTTAAAGCAAAGACCGGGATAGGTGGATAAAAATGAAAGTATATTGTAGAGATTGTAAACATTGGGCAGGTCGCGACCCACATTACGGCTGTATTTCCCCTAATAATATGAAAGATACTTTTTTTGCCCCAAAAAGTGAACCCATATTAACTGCTGAAAAGAAAAATGATAATAACGATTGTCATGATTATGATCCTGCTGTTGCTGAATCAGAAAAGGGTGGATTGTTAAAAAATGTTGGGGAAATAAGTTGGTGAAAGGACAAAAAATGAATAAAGATAATTTCGTAATATTAGATATTGAAACTAATGTTGAAGAAGATACCCCATTTGAGTGCCATTTCCACGTAATTCAAATAGGGGCTACCAAAATCGCCAATGGTAAATTTACCAAATACAAGACATTTAATGTTTATATTAAACCGCAGAATGTTCCCGAATATCCCAGTGGCGGTGCAACGTTGACAGAGTTTATTAAAAAGTTGACAAAGATTGAACAAAAACAGGTGGATGAAGGATTGCCATTTCCTGAAGCATGGGATGAATTTTTAAAATTTTGTAACCCCTATTTTGAATTTTTTGTCAGTTGGGGTAAATATGATTGGGAAGTTTTGAAAAGGAATTGCAATTATTATAATTTGAAATGGCCTTTTTCCTATCACGTGAACATAAAGGAATATTACAATACGTATTTTAAAGACGAAGATGTTAAAATGGGTTACGGAGTTAAGTCGGCATGCAAATTCTTCAGCATACCATTCAATGAAGATGGGCAACATAATGGGTTGGAAGATGCTAGAATGATTACAGATATTGCACATGAAATGGCTTATCGTGCTTTTCATACTTTTAAAAAAATAGGATACGAGAATGATAATTGGAATTTTACCCCTTCTTTAAAAGGAAAGGAATCCCAATATTTCATTAACCCTGTTTTGGTTAAGAGGTATAAAGAGTTGAAAAATAAATTAGGGGAGATGGAAGAAGTATTATTTTTCCAAAATAAGAAATGAGAGTATTAGCAATAGATCCCGGCAACGTTCAAAGTGCTTTGGTACTTCTGGACACGGATACGCAAGAGATATTATTCAAGGAGATACTACCCAATCAACAATGCTTTTTAGCATTTGAACGAGAAAACCTTTCTCCTAATATTTGTGTTATCGAACAAATTGCTTCTTACGGCATGGCAGTAGGAGAGACAGTTTTTGAGACTGCTGTATGGAGTGGGAGATTTTGGCAATTTTTGGATTCTTTAGGATTCAAGGTTGACCGCATCAAGCGCAACGAAATTAAAAATATTCTTTGCGGTTCCAGTCGCGCGAAGGATGGAAACATTCGCCAACGATTAATCGATATTTTCGGAGAGCAAGGAACAAAGAAGAACCCCGGCAAGACCTATGGAATGAAGGCTGATATGTGGGCGGCTTTGGCAGTCGCAGTCGCATGGGATATGAAGCAGAAGGAGAAGAAATGATTTGGATTATTTTATCCGTTGTGGTTTTTTTAAGTTTAGTATTTTTCTTCTTAGCAGATGGAACAGAACCCGACCCCGATTGCGGGAAAGAAAATATCAATGGATTTTTAGGAGAAAATAAATGAGAAAATTAATGGAAGTGTGGGCCAATGAAAAACGAGGATTTTTAACTGTAAAACAATTTGTCAGACATTACCGATTATTTGATGGGTATCAAGATGATATTGAAGAAGATATCTTTAAAATTGGTGATGAGCAAGCTGCCATTGAATTTATGCTGAAATATTTTAGGGTGACGCTAAAAGAACCAGTTATAGTTAAAAAGATCAAGGAAGATAAATTTGGGAACACTACTGAAATACACACGGCATTTAAATTGGGGAAATAGATGAGAATATTAAAATTTATTATTGGGTGTATTTTGATAGCAATTCCTGCTATTTTTATAGTTGCATTTCCTTCAAATTCTGATATCATTATTACTCTTCATATAATTGCATGTGTTTTTATTGCTATAATAATATCGGGTATTATGTTATTAATGATGTGGTTTGGTTTTAAATTGACAGAGGAGAAAATAAATGAGTAAAGAAGTTATTGAAACTGATAAAATTAAAATTAAGGTGTATTTGCAAGACGGAAGAGTTTTCACGTATTATGTTGAAGATTCCACAAAGGCAAGAGAACACGCACACAGAATTATCAATTACGGCTGGAGAAATGCAGTCAATGGTGTGATGGAATATTATCCTGTTCATCAGGTGTTGAAAGTTACGTTTCCCGCCCCCGATGATGAAATGGCACAAAAGTATGAAGTACATAAGGAGAAATAAAAATGAATAAAAAGAAAGTATTTTGGTGGGCTGTTGCAATTGCAACAGTCGTGGTGTTGGTGAACAATAAGAAGGTCAAGGAAACTGCGGAAAAGGTTACAGATTTTTTGATTAATAAAATTATTTAAGGAGAAATAAAATGAAAAACATTTGGGAAACAATCAAGAACATTTTTGGAACAGCAAAGAATGCAGGACTTGCAGTTTTAATCCTCATTCTTATTATTGCTATGTTCAGAGGATGTGCTATTTACAAGAACAAGATTTGGAATCAAGCCGCCGCTGAACAGGCAGAGAAGGATAAGAAGGTGAACGAGAAATTATCGGCAGAGCAACAGGCAAAGATTGACGCTTTGTTGGCTTCTGTTAAAGTAAAAGATGAAGCAAACGCCGCTATTATCATAGAACGGGATAAGTACAAGGCAGACAAAGAGAAAATTCAAATCAAGTATAGCAATTTTATGGCTTCATTCTCACAACTGTCTCAGGAAGGAAAGGATAAGGAATTGGGGGATTTGCTGAAGAGGAATGGAATCGATGTTCAAGTCGTTGCGGCTGACAACTACATCAAGATTATGCCACCTCAACGGGACAACTTGGTTCTATTCGTTTCCAATGCTGAAAAGTGTGGAGAGGAAAAAATAAATTGTGAAAAGGACAAGGCAAAGTGTGATGAACAGGTTGCCCTTCTTACTATTAATGAAGCACAGTTGAAGGAAGCCTTGGCAACGGCAGATGCCAAATGCAAGATAGACAAAGACATCATGCTTGGTGAAAATACAACTTTGAAGAGAGAAAAGAAGACCGCCAAGAAGAATGCTTTTTGGAGCAAGGTCGGCGGGGTTGCAGGAGTTTTGCTTACGATTTTAGTGCTGAAATAATTATTCAAATAGGAGATACTTATGGACGATATGGAATTGCTGTCGATTGCTGAAAAATACTTTTTGGGTGATGTAAATATTGCGAAAATATGGTTTAAAAAATATGGAATCAATGGGGAAACCCCTGTTGATATTTGGAAACGATTGGCTAAGTTGACCGCTGAGATGGAGAAGGATGAAAAGCAGAAGGAATGGGACAGTAATTTCTACGACTTGTTAAAGGATTGGAAATTCGTCCCTGGTGGTAGGATATTATTCGCCTTGACAGAGGATATTAAGAACAAAACAGGACGAAGGAAAATCACACCCTTCAATTGTTTTGTCCTTCCAAGTCCAGAAGATAATCTGGAAAGCATATTCGATATTGTACAAAAGGCCGCAAGGGTATACAGTTATGGTGGCGGGGTCGGTATTGACCTGAGTAAAATTCGTCCAGCAGGTTCGAAGGTAAACAACTCCGCAATCTATTCTGACGGTGTTGTGCCTTTTATGAACCTGTACTCAGCCGTTACCACGAACATCGCAATCTCAGGCCGCCGCGGAGCTATGCTTCTTTCAATTTCCGACAAGTCTCCCGATCTGACAAATTTCATCAACGCCAAGAAAGACCACACCAAAATTAATTCTGCCAACATTTCCGTCAAGTTGTCCGATGCTTTTATGAAGGCTGTTGAAACGGACGGAGATTGGGAAATGTTTTTTAAAGTGAAGGACTCAGGCGAAGAGGTTAAACA